TCAGCGATCTTCTGTTGGGCTTGATACTCTTGCTGAATCTCCCTAGTGGGGCGCAACAGTTCTAAGTAATCAATAATCAACAAATCAGGCTCAAAATCATCATAATTTTTTAATTGAACTAACAAGTTGCGAACCGTGTTAATAGATGCTTGGCTTGTAGGAAATTCTTTAATAACCAACTGGCTTCCAGGGAACTCTTTCTGGAACATATCTAATCGTTCCTTAACCGTGAGTTGGTTAGCAGGATCCTTAAGCTTGAACTGTGGCACCAAGGTCATAATTGAATCAAACCTCTGTGCGATCTTATCCTCACTCATTTCCAATGAAACATATAAGACTTTCCTACCCTCAATCATAGAGTGGACTCCTTGATTCACCAAAAACAAGGATTTACCCACCCCCGGAGGGGCTACCACCATAGCCATTTCCTTGGAGCCCAAACCACCCTCCAAGGATTTATTGATTAACGGCAGGAAGGTCTTATACTTTTCTTCTTGTTTCTTATTAAATATTCTATCCCATCTACCTAAAATATCTTTGAAATAATTTTGTCCCGTATCAACATCTCGGTTAATAAGAAGAGCTTTCCTAACCAAAGCCTCCACCTCATCAACACGGTCATCTTTAATTAGCGAAATACTTTGAGCTATAGCAGATTTCATCGCCTCCTTTTTGGCGAACCCCTCCACCAAATCCAACAAATATTCTGTGTTGGTAGTGGTTGAAGTATCTACATTATTAATGTAAGAAAGCTCATCCTCATAGTCCGACACATTCTCTCTAGGACTCAGCGTAGGCTTCACATCCTGAACAATAAAATCATCCGTAGGAAGCTTACCATACTTATCATAATGTTCTCTAACCTTCTCAAAAATCTTTGAATGAGAAGGGAACTCAAAGTAATCAGGCTGAACTAAGTTGACAATCTGTAGGTAGAAATCTTTATTAGATTTCAGGAGGTAGAGAATACCTCTTTGGATATTCTCACTAAAATCGTAAGCCATGGCTGTTATTTGTTCTTGTTAGGTTTTGTAATATCTAAGTTGGTTTTTCCGATGTCTTTATAGCCCATCTTGTTCGCTCTATCATACGCCTCAGCAGTTAGTTTTCGAGACCTTTCTAACTTATTTTTAGCCTCTTTATCACTCACCTTTTTCAAACCCCTAACCTCTGCAAATTTATCCCAATCCACAGTTGCTGATCTATACCTAAAAGATTCATCATCCATAGCACTTTTACTGGCATCAATTTGTTTATGCAAAAATCTATTAGCAGAATCTCTATCGTACCCCTCTTTAAAGAATTTTTGATATCTGCGTCTTACAGTATGAAAATCTTGGACTCCTGGATTTTTTTGATTTCCTGTTCCATCATCTTTAAAAGAAATTCCCACACCCTGATTCTGCCAGTATCTCTCAGAGAGTTTTCTACATTCAGGACATCTAGTTTTAGAAGGAGCTTTTCCAACACGATACTCCCTATCCCAATAGATTTTACACTCTCTACAAACCCATTCGTATGTTGCCACTAGCACTCACCTCCTGCTAAGGAACACTTATCTCCACTTGCCAGAGCAGTATTTACAAAAACTGTCATATGTTTCTCAATATTCTCCTCTGTTAAAGGGATAGCCTCAAGAGGCTCACCTTCTTTAGCCCCCGCTCTATACACCGTAAGACCTTTGAGGTATGGAGCATAGTCCAGAGCCGCTTGAGAAAACTCTTCAGGTGTGGCTGTGGCGGGAAGATTGATTGTTTTTGAGATACAGGAATCAATGAACTTTTGTATAGTCGCTTGGACCCGAATGTGGTCTTCGGGTTTAACATCATAGGCTCCGATGAAACACTCCAACGATTTATCCTCTTCGAAATATTCTCGGAAGAGGGGGTCAACAACTAATTTTTCCTTCCAAGTATTATTATGCCGATAACGCCGATTATACATAGCAGAAAAGATAGGCTCAATACCCGAACTAACCCCGTGGAGCATTGAGATAGTGCCGCAAGGAGGAATAGTAAGCATGACAGCATTTCGAATCCCGTATCGCTTGATAAGCATTCTAATACGGGCTGGGAGAGTCTTTGCAAAGTCTTCTTCAAGATATTTTTGATAGTTAAACTCTGGGAATGGTTGCTTGTCCCTTGATAAGTATATAGACATCTTATATGCTTCATCTCGGATAGTACTGAACAATCTTTCAAGAAATTCTAAACAAGACTCACTACCATATCGNAAACCTAATTTAATAAGCATATAATGAAGTCCAGTTACCCCCAAACCAATTCTTCTAGACCGCTCACCAACTTTTTTACACTCGTCCGTTGGAAAAGTATTAACTGTCAGAACATTATCTAAAAAGCGGACTCCAGTTCTGACAGTCTTAGCCAAACGCTTCCAATCCAAATCAGTACCGTCAGCAAGAACCATATTGCTAAGATTAATATTACCCAAACAACAGTTTCCGTAAGAAGGTAGTGAAATCTCTCCACAAGGATTCGTTGAATCCAGGTTTTCAAAGTATGAAACATTAGTGTAACTATTTGCTAAATCAATATTATAAATTCCAGGATCACCAGACTCGACTGAATTTTTCCAGATCATATCCCATAAGTCTCGCGCCCTAATATCATTCTGACCATTACAAGTAAAGGTATCTTCCCAATTTTCCTTATAAAAATTCTCAGCACGGGCCAGAGCATCTTCTTCATCCTGAGCAACAACGCTAATAATTTCTTGAGTATGTANACTGTGACGAGTTAACTCATAAGAATGATACTCTTTATTGTTGAAAGAAAAGTACCAATCCTCATTCAACTCTACTGCTTCTAGAAATCTGTTAGTAATAGCTACAGAAATGTTAAAATTATTTAACTCTCCTTGATCCAACTTAACGGAAAGAAACTCAAGCAAATCAGGGTGAGTAATATTAAGAATACCCATAAGTGCTGTCCTTCTATTCTTTCCAGCACGAACATGATTACCCACCTCATTAATCATCTGAAGAACTGAAACCGCTCCTGGATGTGAGTTATTTACACTCCCAATATGATCTCCCTTGGGACGAATCTTGGATACATTAAATCCTACCCCTCCTCCCGCACAAGAAATTTTGTACATATCTTTAACGGTCTGCCCAATGGAGTCCACAGAGTCCTCAGGAATAATAACAAAGCAGTTAAGGAGGTTGTGATTACCTCTATTTCTACCAGCCCCATAAATAATTCTACCTCCAGGAATAAGATCCCCAGATCCAACAGCTTCGTAGATAGCTTTCTCTACCTTTTCTTTATCTTCATCTCTCTCGGCAGACGCTATGGTTTTAGCAATAACCTTCGCCCGATCAGCCCACTTAGACTCGCCTGGATAAGCATATCTACTATCAAAAATCTCTTGTCCAATTTCATTCAAAGATGTGTTTGCCATAACTATTTTCCAATCAGTTTAGATATTCCTTTAGATTTTATCATAGTAATAGTCTTACTATTTTCCATTAAAGATTTAAGATAATTATTATGTGTAATGACGAATAAACTCTTGTCTTTCTTTAATTCTGACAATAATATGTAGAGCCCATCCAACCCTTCTCTGTCTAAATTCTCAGCTACTTCATCAAAAAACATCAAGTTAGTTTTTTGATTGTGAGATATCTTTAAAAGCTCTTGAAGTCCTAGCATTACAGCCAAACTAATTTTCTTTTTCTCTCCTCCCGACAACGACATATAATGAATTCTCTGCTTGTTATGAGTGATAGTTTCCTTAAGCTCCTCATTAAACTCAATGAAAAACTTACCTTGGGATAGGTGAGAGAGATAAAAGTTTACCTTAGAATTAAAATAATCTAACACATTTTTAATGATGTACTTAATTATACCTGATTCGGAAAAAGCTTTCTCCCAAAACCTCATTATCTCATACTGGCTGTTATACTTTTGCTTGATGTCATGAGCTTCCTGAATCTTTTTTAAAGTACCTTGCTTAATATCCGTAAAGGTCTCGGACTCCTTCTTGAGTTGGTTGTACTCAATGATTTGATAATACTCGGAGGAACTTATAGGAACTGGTTGTATTAGTTCCTTTTCTCTTCTTATGTCTTCCTTGTATTTTTCAATACACCCGTTGCACTCTTCAATCTCAAGAGAGATTCGTTTAGGGTGAAAGGGAACATCGACAGATTGGCCACACATCTCACAGCACTCCTCATCATCAGGATGTTCCAATCTAGAAAGGAGATGCTGAATCCTTTCTTCCAGACCAGCGATCTCTTTTTTACTGGCTACTACCATCCACTCATGCGTCTGATTATCAGACTCTAATTTTATTACATCATTAAGGGACAAGGACAAAGCATCTTCATCGTACTTCCCCCCTACCTCCTCTCGTAATTTTTCAAGGCTCTTTAGTTCCTTGTCATAAGACTTAATGCTTTTCTCATGCTCGTTAATAATAGCATCTTGCTTCTTCACGGTCTGAGACGAAGAAGACTTAAGATATTTAACCGACTCTCTAAGAGAAAAAATCTCCTCTAGATTCAGGAAATTCTTAATGATGGTTCGTTTATCCTCAGGCGTAGCATTAATGAACTCTATATTGTTCTGCTGGCCAAAGATTGTAGATGCTAAGAACACTTTGTAGTTAGTTTGAAGTAACTCCTCAACAAATGCTTGAGTTTTTAATGCATTCTCCTTGGTTAGTTCCTTATCTCCCTTAAAAACTTTAAGGAAGACGGGCTTCTTACCCCTTTCTATTACAATGTCATCGTTAAGAGTTATTCGTACAAAACAACCCTTCTTTACTGAATTATTTATTAGTGCCTCCTCCGTAGACTTACGAACAGTCCTCCCGAACAGGCCCCATACCACAGCCTCAATAAGAACACTCTTCCCAGATCCGTTAGATCCTCCTGTGTCCTTATTTTTTCCTTCTATTAGGACAATTCCTTTATACTTATCGAAGCTGAGTTTTACATTCTTTATAGAATAAAAATTATGTATCTCTATTTTGTTGATTTTCATGAATCAATTTTAAACCAGAGAGAAGATCGGCCTTATTTATAGAAGCATTACTAGAATTTATATAATGCTCGATCAACTCATCATTAATTGCAGTAGTAAAAATTTTATTATCTGTTTCAAACTCTTCTTTTTCATCTAGAAGAGGCTTATATTTAATCTCCACAAAGGGAGCAGTAATGGAATCACACAAAGTAGTAACCTGATCTTGATCTTCATTGATTGTATTTATATTAATTCGTAAGAGGGTATAGTTAGGAGGAGAAGTTTCTGCATTAATCCAATCCAAATTCTCCTCTACCTTGTCNTAGTCCATTACTAAGTGTCTTGGTCCTCCTTCTGTTGGTATTTTTTCCAAGCCTGATCCAGTAAGGATACCGTAGTAGCAATCTTTTCCGGCTTCTCCAAAGTTGGTGGAGTAGGGGGTTCCGAGGATGGAGACTCCTTCTTCATGGCTTTCTCTATGTATGTGCCCAAGAATTGTTGGATTTTTAAAATCGGATAAAGTAACCCCAAAATCAGCATCCCCAGCACAATCAAGCACCCCATTGTACCCAAAATGACCAAACACCATATAATTCTCAGGGACATTCCTAAGATCGCTTTTAATTTTTTCATCATCTTCATAGTGTGGAATAAATACCCACTTATTTACTTTATCAATCCAAGTTTTAGTTATTACTCTTACCTGACGGTGGCCCCACACCATATCTTTCTCAAGCATACTAAGGATCGTACTCCCATCATCAGATTTATTTACGCTATCATGATTTCCTCTTAGAATATAAATCTGTTGTATCTTACTTACCTCATCCATAACCTCTTTCAAAGCTAACAAAACAGTGGGTCTGGGGTGCCTATGCATCATCAAATCCCCCAAGAAGATAACCTTGGAACAATCAGCGTTCTCCTTACAAATTTGAATTATCGCTTCCTTCTGAGCATCTAACATACCCATAGGCTTATCATTAAAATGTAAGTCTCCAATCACAAGTGTTTTCATATTACCATTTTTCTAAGGGGCACTTCTCAGTTTCCATTTTAGTTTTATACTTTAGTATACACCCACAAAGGACGCACCTCTCTAATCTATAGTGTGTACATTTTTTACAAATAGCTAACCGCTCGTCCGCAGTTAACGCAACGGGGCAACCCCCTCTGCACCAACAATAAAAAGCTTTAACAACTCTCAATACCCTTTTCATTTACTTCCAAACTTGCCACCACTTAGTATGATGAAGATACTTCTTAGCCCTTGTTAACTTAGTAATATCATCATTGAACCCGCCTAGACCCCGATTACATGGATGACATAACCACCCACGAAATTCTTTTGTTTTATGGTCATGGTCAAGAACCCAAGGACCCAACTTCTTACCCCCCAAACCTGACACCTCATCCTCTTTCCGTAAACAAATAGGACAAGTATGCTTTGTAGGGGGACTGCCCTGTTTCTTATATAGATCTCTTCGTTCTTTAGCTAATTTGTTATTACACTTTTTGCACTCTGGTCTTAGGTAGTTAGACGCACTATGAAAACCGAACTTGGAATCATCTAATTCTTGCAAACACTTATTACATCGTTTCATAGTACAGGAACTCCTCCAGAAAACTCAACAACTTTTCCATCCCCGAAAGAGTTCCCCACCTCTGCATCAATAGCGAGGGGAATATCAAATTTAATATTAAAAATGTTCTTGATCGTAGGATAGTTAACCATTTCATCGTAGAGAAGAGTGAGAGCCTCCTTCACCTCTTCTTGTGGACACACAATCTCAATAGAATCATGCACCGTAGCCACAGGTCGAGCTTGGAGATTTGCTTCTTTAAATCTCCGAGAAGCTCCCAACAGAGAAGATAAAAGAATATCTGAGGCAGCACTTTGGATAGTAAAGTTCAACCCCTGGCGCAACGCTCGATTAACTACTGATCGTTCACGACTATACACATCAGGAAGGTTCCGTTTCCTCCCAAAGATAGTGTATGCATATCCATTGGCTTTAATGAAATTATTAACAAACTCCATGTACTCAAAAATCCCAGGATATACATTCTCGTAGTCCTTAATAATTTTCTCCGCTCGTTTAATAGGAATGCCCACAGTCTCACTTAAATTGAAAGCTCCTCCTCCATATACAATAAGAAATGATACAGTCTTAGCGATTTGTCGTTCTTGCTTAGTAATTCTATCCTTATTAAACAGAAGCTTTGCAGTATAAGTATGTAGGTCTGCACCCTGGTTAAAGGCAGTCTGCATATTACCCTCCTTCGCTATGTGAGACAAGACTCGCAACTCCATAGCCGCATAATCAGCAGCAATAAATGCCCAGTCACCAGGAGCTTTGAAAAGGCTTCTGATGTTGTTTTTTGTTTCACGGGGTAAGGTATGGAAAGATACTCCCATGGATTTCTGAGCGGTGTACGCAGCGCAAGAGAGCCTTCCCGTTGCGGTGCCATCAAAGCGGAAATCCACAAAGACTTTATTCTTCTCATTATACGCTATAGCATTCTTAGTACCCTCAATATAAGTCTTGGTTAGCTTCTCAGACTTACGAAGATCCAGTAACCCCTTCAGGAATTTCTTAGCCTCTACTAATTCTTCCTTAGTTTTGTCTGCTACAACAGACTTGCTGATACGCTTCCCCTCATCTCGATATTGCCACCTACCCACGCCTCTCTAGCTCCTCATCAATATGTTGAAGGAGAAGTTTAAGAGTAGGAGCAGACACAGAAGGTTTGCCTTTTGCAGTTTTATCAGGAGGGTATAATCCTACACCGCCGTCTCGGGTATAAAGAATCTCAATTAGATCATTATTAGAAGAAAGATTATCGGTCTTAATAACCCCCCTACAACTATAAAGGAAATCTTCTTCATCCATATTAGTAGACCGCAGTTGATTGCCTACGCAACCTAATGTATCAAGATCCACATCCAACCCATTATACTCCATCTCTGCGAAAGTTTCAAGAGAAGGCATCACAATATTCTCAATGAGTTTCATGACAGGTTCTTCCCCCAGCTTTTCCATGATAAGATCAAAAAGCTTAAGGGTAAAGTAAGTATCCATCGCGTTGCCCTCGCAACAGTCGGATAGATCCATGTTCGCCCAATCAAATTTTTTTGGGTTGTCTATAGTTAACATGACTATATAATAGAGCTTAGAAGGGTATTACTTATGAAAAATTACAAAGAAATTAATGAAGGGGCNCTGGGAGCCGTATTCGGTGGAGGTGTAGGAGGTGCGGTGACTGGAGGGCCGGTAGGGACACTTGTGGGAATGACTGCTGGACACAAACTACAAAAAGCCCTGAAGGACAGAAAAGAGGCAAAAGAGGCAAAAGAGGCAAAAGAGGCAAAAGCGCATCTGTCCTTGGAACAAGTTGGGGAATCAATTTGGAATACTTATAGAAGTATGGGCGCTCTTATAGCTGAAGTAAAAGGTTTTGGAGGTGCCAAGGCTCTGGAAGGTTTGAAAAGACTTACCCCTGAAGCTATTAAGGCTAACAAAGATAGAAAACGGGGGCCTAAAGGTAGAAAAGAAGCAGATACACAAAGAACAGCAGCCAACAAAGCCAGAAGAGCAGAAATAGCAGCAAAAGCGGCAGAAGCGCAGGAAAAGCTGGGAGGAGAGGGGTTCTAAAGATNCTCCAACTCGTTAGCGAAATATAATTTAGTAAGATCCATCAAACTCTTGGGCATATTCTCATCCAATAAGTGATGCATGATCTTAGTGTCCCACACATTCTTAGTATAGATTCCGTAGTTAATTAGGAACTTAAGGTCAAACTTAGCATTATGAAATACCTTCTTGTTCTTAGGGTTTTCTAAGATTTGGCGTAACGCCACCCAAACACTAGCATAATGAGGTTCCCCCTTCTTGAAAGGACTATCCTTATGATCGAGTGGGATGACCCAAGTATTATCTCTCGTAGTAAGAGAAATGGTCATGATGTTATCCGTTAGGAAGTTCAGTCCTGTTGTCTCCGTATCAACAGCAACAGTTGTGTTTGTGTCTTTCAAACTTTGCGCCAAGTCTTTAACAGCTTGAATTGTAGTGATAACTTTATAAGAAAAGTCCCCCTCACTCTTTCTTCCTAAAATGTATTTTTCATACGCATTCTGTATGTCCTTACGGAACAACGGAATGTGACGAGGCTCCTTAATACAAGAGTAAGGATGAAAGATGGGAACAACCACACATTTATGACCTAAAGCCGTACTAAATTCGTAAGACTTCCCCCTCTTATTTGTTATACCACTCTTCTTAATAAGCATCTTCATAGAAAGGTTTCCGCAAGCGAAGATGAGTTTAGGCTTTACCTTATCTATGGTAGCCTCCATATGAATGCGACACAAACCCAAATTGACAGGACTCATATCTGCATCTCTCACTGAAGGACATTTAACAGAAGCAGCTAATGCTAAACTCTCTTTATAAATTTCACGAATTAGATTAAATTCAGCGGAGGAGAACGCAGTAATAGACCCAAGCTTGTACCTAAGAGAGTCTGATAAGAAAAGTACGGGAGATTCTTTTAAATCCTCATGGTCCATAACCGAATGACACGGTTTATTTTTCTCTAAAATGGAACACCCAGCACACAAAGTGTTATCTCCAAGGGTTTTATGACCCTCGTAAAGTTTTGCTAAATCAAACATGGCTATAATAAAGTATGAAAAATCACTATATTGACAACAAAAGGTTCGAAGAAATCATCCTATTATACCAGGAAGATCCGAAAACTTACGAGGATGATCTGGTTTCTTTATTCGACCTTTTAATAAGCAACATCATAGGTTCCTTTCGCTTCAAGGTGAACCCTGATGATGCGCGTCAAGAATGTTTTACTCTAGTCCTTAAGACCGTTAAGAATTTTAAACCACGCAAAGGAACTGCCTTCAATTATTTTACAACCATTATTGTTAACAACCTAAAGCTTCTCTATACTAGAGAGAAAAAGTACAACAAGAAGATTGAAAATTATATTGAGAGAAAAAAGGATGATTTTATATAACCTTTAAGGTTTTCATGATCATCGGAAGATAGTCCTCAGACTGTACTCCCTTACGGGAATACTTTACTAAGTGAGGCAACTTGGTAGTGTTATAAATAACAAAACTATGTGGCATATGAAAGCTATCCACAATATATAGTGGTAGTCCGGTCTCGGACCCCCCATATTTAGTTTTGAGTTTAGATACCAACGACTCAGAAAACTTATCCCAAAGAGACACAAATAAAATATTAATGGGTTGTTTAGTTTTCTTATTCGATTTAATAAGTTTATTTAAATCGTTTTCCTTTTTAAGGAACCTTAATTGGTACATCATTTTACATGCTTACGAATTTCTGCGTTCCGTTCGTCAACAAAATCATTCTGTTCTTTGCTATCTTTTTTAATAACATCAAAGGAAGGGGTTCCTGATAACTCATCCTCTAACCTTGCGGTCTCAGCTAGTTTGATATCCCCATCCTCATCCTCAAAAACGGTAATTCCAGAAGCCGCCAANTCCTCTTTATTCTCAACAGCGTAGGTCTGAACCATCTCCGCAAGTTGCTTGTTCAATGATTCAATACCCGTAATAAAAACGGTCTTAATAAAATCATCGTCTGTAATATCTGCTGGTTTGCAAACATCAGCAAAGTTTTTAAAGGCTAAAGCCTCATCTTTCGAAAGTTTAATTTGTAGTTTCATACGATTTTTACTCCGTTCATCAACACGGACTCTCCATTTACTAACATCTAGTTTAATGTTTGTCTGATCGGGATCCATTTTACTATTATAGTACAGAGAACCAATTATGAAAGATAATTATGATATTTCTGCGTTAAAGAAAAAAAAGAGGGTAAACAGCAGGGCTAAGGGCTCAACCTTTGAGCGGTCCATAGCCAAGCTATTCAATGATAGATTCAACACCACAGAATTTTCAAGAACTCCTGGGTCTGGTGCATTCGCCACAACCCACACTCTTCCAGATCACCTTAAAATTTATGGGGATTTAATTACACCACAAAACTTTAAGTATTGTATAGAGTGTAAAAAAGGATACAATAAGGAAAACTTATATAGTTTATATAATTATAGTTCGGACTTCTGGAAATTTATAGATCAATGTGAAAAAGATTCGCAAAAATGCCAGAAGATACCCATGGTAATATTTAAACAAGATAGGCAGCAAACATTAGCCATCGTACCCTATGATATTTTATATCAATCTAATAATTATATAGAAATACATAAAGAAGAGAAAATATATAGAATATATCTATTTGATGATCTGCTTAAAGANCCTGACTACGCTTGGGTTGATTGAGAATTTTCTCTAAGAGACTCATCTGGCCTTGAAGGAATTGATAGAGAGTATCTTCTTTAACTCTGGGCTGGAGAGGATCAATTCTTCTACCAACTTTGGCAGCAGCTTCTTTTTTGATATGTCCTGTCATAGCGGGTCTATCTTTTTGCCTCTCTAAGTTAGTTGAATAAGTAATTTCGTGCNTCTTNCCATCTTGTCCCNTCACTTTAAAGGTAAGGTGCTGAGTGCTACCCTCAAATTCAATGAGGAGATCCTTAGATTTTCTTGCTTTCCCTAGACCACGAAGAATATCATTTTGATTTATAACAAGGGGTTCAGCACCCACAGCCTCTTCGGTTACTATCTGTCCCATTTCGGACATCTCCATGATGGTAGCACCAGCCATACGACAAAGAGCGTTAGTAGCNCCTGCTCTTTTGACAGGATCATTACCCATGTAATCTGTTCTCAAACGATAAGATAAATAATCTCGTTTTAAAGCTTCACTAGCCTTCTTTCTATTTCCTTTTGCTTCAGGTGTATCACCGTCCAGAAGCTTTCTTTCTCTTATAGTTTTAGGATCATCTCCATGAGGATTAGGAATTTCTCTTGTACAAGCATTATAAAAATTAGAACCTTCACCCCCATACTCAAAATTACCTAATGCTACACTTTGAAGTTGTAGTGCAACCTGAGAAGGATTAGTAAGTGTAATCTGTCCATCAGTACCTGTATACTGTGCTTGTTGAGAGATAGTATCACAAGCTTTATACATCTTTTGTATAGACCCAAAATATGTGGCAAGTGAACCACCCTCTTCACCTCTTACTGTTGCTGGAGCCGTTGGATCATAGTCAGGATTAGGAATAACCTCTTCTGGCGCATCTGGATTAGGAATAGTTTCAGGTTGTTCCAGAACAGGGTTAGAAATCCTCCCTGTTTCTGCGGCAGTAAATCCTAAAGACTCATCAAGCTTGGAGTACCATGCATCTTCGTTCTCAGGAGGAGAGCTACCAGTAATTGGATTCCCCATAGCTATCTCNATAGCTCTATTAAGGGAAAGATCCCCAAACTTGATTTGATTTCCTACCGATAATTTATTTCCTGCACTCAAGAGATGTAATTCTACTGGGGTGTAGTTAGGATTTGGAAGAGTTTCTGGCGCATCTGGATTGTACTTAGGATTAGGAATTTCTTCATCAGCATCAGAACCTTCCTTATACTTAGGGTTAGGAATAAATTCTTCCAAATCAGGGTTAGGAATAACCTCTTCCCATGTATCGGCAGGGAAGCCTTGTCTAGTTAATGTTTTTTCAATTTCAGGCTTTAGTGCTTCTGTTGCATTGTTATATAATTCAGCAGGAGTTCTCGTAACAACATCTTCAGGAAGTAGTCCAAGGGAGCCAGCGTTCTGTTGGGCTCTAGCTAACCCATCATCTCCTGTATACACAAAGAAGTTATCTACTTTACCTCCTAGCCTTTGCGCTGTTCCCCCTGCAATAATATTATCTGCTTGAAGCTCTTTTAGTAACCCCCCCATCTGCACATACATTTGACTTATTAGGTTTTTAACTCCTTCCTTTTCCGTTAAGGACTGAAGCTCACTATGAATTTCTTCCATCAAAGGATATGATTCAAGCACAATGGCTTGGACGGCCATAGGAGTTTGTCCTGCAAACTCTTGTAGAGAGGCGAGAGTGCTTTTCATATCCTGTTCAAACCCATCAAGTATAGGTTTTAAGAGATCGGATTTCTCTTTAGGAGTAGCACCTGGATTCCCACGAACCGCTGAGTATACACGGGTTATTAATCCCATAAAGTGTTCATTAAAGCGTCCCTTAGTCTCATTTAATGAATTCGTTGATCCCTTAAATTCGTAGGATTCAATAGTACACCCAGACTTAGTGAAGATGTCGATCATAGTTTGGTGAAGACCCCCCTTATCCACAACAACACCCCCCTCACCCAACTCCATAGGACCCGCCTGACCATCAGGATCAGTAAAAAGAACTACTTTACCTTTACCAACTAATCCCATTCTCTTATTTACTTGATCACAATCAGGCTTTCCTTTCTCCAGTAACTCTAATAGTTGTAAATTAGTTTGAAAGGTATCAGCAAATACACCCTCTCCAATTTGTTCTCTTACCATCTTGCCATTTTCATCAAAACCAATAAAGCCTGTTCCATTAAACAGTTTTGATTCTAAACTTTTAGCATTGGAACCTCCAATATATTGAAGTGTATTAAGATCTCCTTTACAAATATGGATTGGTAGTACCTGCTTACGGCATAACTCATCTATTTGTTGATTATTTTCCTTTTCTAATGCTACAATATCTTGAGCTAATTCAGGAAATCTTTCAGGATCACTCTCTACTAAAGA